TATGCTAATAAACCTCCAGATCGTTTTTCTTCAACTAGTGTAGCTCTAATAGCAACAGCTATTTGCTCACCTAATTGTTGTGACATACCACTATTACCTTGAACTGAGCTACCAGAGGCATCTACTGAAACATTTATGATATTTGTAACGCTGTCTCCACCACCACCGATTTGACTGTTTGGAATTATATTGCCACCCTTTGACCCCATTTGCAAAATCTCAGGGCCTCTCTCTCCAACAACATAAGCACCGCCAGCAGATACTGGGCCGCCTCTTTCTTTAAATAATCCACCTAAGAAACCTCCAAACCCTTTACCACCACTTAAAGCATTGCCTAAACCACTAATTGCTTTATTTAAAGCGAGATCAATTAATTTGTTTTTTAAATTTCCTAAGACTTTGTTCATAGCTTGACCAAAACTTTGACTACCATTGATAGCCTCTCTTAAGTTTGCAACCAGATCATTTCTTACACTTTCGCCAATTTTTTCAAAAGTTTTTTCCAATTCTTCCGCCTCTGCTTTTGCTCGTTTCTCTGCCTCTGTGAGTTGCTCAACTCCTGTTTTTATTTTTGGGATCGTTGTAACAATATTATTTTTTGCATCTAATTGTTTATTGTTTTCTGCTGCTATTAATTTTTCTAGTTCAAAATATTCAATAGTTCCTTCTTTTAACTCTCCTAATTTTTTCTTCAAGCCTTTAAATGGATTTGGAAATTTTGGTATTCCTATATCAAGATTTAATTTTGGAAGTTCTAAGCCACCAAGCAATTTTTTTAATGGTTCTGGAATAATATCAATAAGTTTCTGAAAAGCTGCTCTATAAACTTTGACTATATTTGTGGCAACATTGCCTACAGATTTTTGAATGCCTTGAAAAAATTTAACAACTGGTTCACCAGCTTTTATAAATCCTTCTATAATCTTTTTTTGTAATTGGATTACATTTCTGATAGATACTGCAATGACCTGACCAATAACCTTTCCTATAAATTCAGCTTTTCCAGTTACATCTGTAATTGCTTGTTTTATATTAATCCACCCTTGTTCTAAATTAAATAAAACATTTGTTGCTTCTATTCCTAACGCTTCTCCAATTACAGTACCTATTTGTTTCACAACACCTACTAATAATCTTATTGGTGCAAGTGTAATTTCAAATGCGCTCTTCAAAGCTTCTACTGTGACAGCGGCAACTTTTAATGAATCTCTAATAATTATCCCAAACTCTGAGCCTTCAGTAGTTAGATTTGTAAATGCAGAACCTAATCTAGTAAGTTGTCCTTGTATTGTGTTCTGTGCTTCAAATGCAGCAATAGCAGCTTTGTTTTGTGCCTCGGCCTGATTCTCTAAGTTTTTATTAAAAGTAACCAACTGGTCATTTAACAAAGGCAAGATTGCAGTTCTAGCCTCAACAGAGCCAAACAATAACGCTAATGTCTCTTCACTTGCTCCTCCTTTCTCTACAACTTCTGCTAATACACCGCTTAGTCCTTTAGTCTTTAAAGCAGTAGCACTAAAATCTATACCTAGTTTTTCTGCCGCTTTTGCAGCTTCACTTGTCGGTTTTTGTATTGAAGCAATAACTTGTCGTAGTCCAGCAAAGGTAGATTCAACTGGAACACCAGTAGCAGTGACAGTAGATATTGCAGCGTTAAGTTCATTTATTCCTACACCAGCACCAGCCGCTATAGGTGCAAGTCGACCTATCTGTTGGGCGTATTGATCTACAACAATTTTACCATCATTCTGTGTCTGAATAAATCCATCTATCAAAGCAGCTGCTTCATCTGAACTTTTACCATAAGCATTAAGAACAGAGGTGGTAGCATCAGCAACTGTGGCAAGATCAGAAAAACCACCAGTAGCACCTAATTGTGAGGCTTTTAATACGTCTGTTAGTTCAGACACTTCGCCAAAACCAGCAGATGCTACGTCATAAGATGCTGCCAACAAATCAAGCGATGAAACTTGACCACTAAGCTCATTAGATAGACTTGCTAATTTAGGTTTTAATGCGTCTGCATCAACTCCTAGTGTTTTAACCTTTGCACTTGCAAAATCAGCAGCAGCTAAATTAGTGAAAACTTTGATAAGAGCGCCAACAGCGGTCGTAATCCCAAGTACTGGACCCAAAAACCCGACAAGAGCTTTACCAGCCAATCCAATACTACCAGCAGCGCCTTTAGCCGCGATTCCAGTTGAGTTAAAAGATGCGGGTAATAATTTAAGACTACCGCTTGTTGCCTTTAGCTTTCCGCTTGTACCAGTAACAGTTGTATTAAATTTCTTTGCCTGCGCATCAACATTTTTTAACGCTGTGACAGCTTGTGTGGCATTAACTCTTAGTTCTACATTAGAAACTGCCACGACTAAACAATAACTCCTTTAACTATATCTTGATTTGCGCCTGATTGCATCTGCTTCTTTTTTCTCTCTATCATACTTTAATTCATAATATCCAGCAAAAAATATCAACTCTTCTTCAGTGAGTTGTGATCTCAATTCACTAATTGTTTTACCTAATTCTGTTGCAAGGAAAAACTCAAAATTTAGCCAGTTGTCCCCCTTTAGGATTCCTTTGCGTTATCAATCGTTGCGTTTTGATTTACACCAAATAGAAACAACTCTATTTCATTTAATACATTTTCTGGTAACTCATTTTGCAAATTAGCAAAATCTGCTGGGTGGAATGCTTTTGTACCATCTTCATTCTCTGCCAACTGACAAAGCATATGTGTAGAAACGACTAAAGGATCATCACTGCCAGCCCTTTGCGTTGCTCTGGCTCTGTCAGCCCTTGTAATGGCCTTGAAATATAAACTGACCACAACATTACCATTATCATCTTTAACGTCAAATTTGCGCCTTTTAGAGAGGTCAAACGACTCCTTTAAAAGGTCAAGGGTTCTTTTTTGTGCCATAAATTAAGTGCGAGATAATCTTAATTTACTATATGTCTGAAGTTATTGCACCAGTTGTCTGGAAAGATATGTTAATTAACTGAGTCTCTCCAAGTGTTGCACCATATTCAGCACTTGTAATAATTCCAGAAAAAGCTAACTTTTTAGAACTAGCTGAACTATCAGGGAACAATTCAAATAATGCATCTCCAGCGTCACCAGTTGTTAATATATCCTCAACAAAAGATAGATAATCAGAGTTACCAGCATTGTCATAAATCAATTCTGCTGATCCTTCACCAGATATAAGACCACCAATAAAAGTCTTTGAGGTATTACCTTGAACTGTAGTTTCTAAAGTATCTTTTGAAACTGATAATGACCAAGATCTAGTTCCTGCAATATCGGCTTCTGTGCCTGCTGCATTATGGAACATGATCTTACCTACATCGCCTCTAATAGCTGCCATGACAAAAAAAAGAAAGATTTACAAATATATTAACTCTTTTCGGAGTTTTTTACATCTTTTTTAGAATTTTGTTGACTCTGCATATATCTTTTACAATTTGGATCCCAGTATTGTGGGTCTCTTACACCTTTGACAGCTTCGATAGCGTCTAGCATTTCCTCTGTAATAACAAGTTTTGCCATGTTTAAAGATCCTCGTAAATAGTAAATGTTATTCTGATTTGAGTTTGAAACTTACCTTGTGGACTCGATGTTAATATTTCGGGACCAATAGGCGCATCAAAAATAACACTTGATACTGTAATTCTATTGTATAAGTCCCTTAGTCTTTTGCAAATTGTTAGATTTGACCCCGCGCCTAGTCCCTCCTCTGTAAAAACATTTAATAGAACCAAGCCATTAATTAAATTATCAGAATCAGTTGTACCGCCCTGAGTAATATAACTGTTCGCACCAAAGCTTGTAATGCACTGTACAAAGGTATCTTCAGCAGTAGAGTCAAACGTCATATTATTAAAAACAACAGGAATGGCGGGGCTGCTGGCTAGTTCTGTTGCTAATCTAGCCTCTATTGTTGATCTGACTGTGTTTAAATCTGTAGCAGCCATCAGATACTCCTTTTGATCTTGCTATATTCTCCGTCAGCCCAAGTTTGTAATTCTTTTGCGATAAGTTCTGGATATCCAGCCTGTGTATTCTGTCTTGTCCTATAAACATTACCCCAAGATGGCGGCAAGTTTTCACCGAAACAAACTGGCTCTGCATA